TTATATCTAAAACATTTGAAGATACAGGAACTATAACTGAAGATGATTACAGCAAGTTAGCTGAAGCAGGTTTTTCTAAACAAGTTATAGATACATACTTAAATGGATTAGGAGGTAATACTGGTACACCTGCTGCTGATATACAACAAAGTCAATTAGAAGATATACAGTCTGTTGTAGGAGGAGAAGAAGGATATGCCAAACTTAGAGAGTGGACGCAAAAGAATGTACCAGACGCAACACTTAAAGCCTTTGATAGTATTTTAGATACACAAGATCCTACTATGATTAAGGTTGCAGTACAGGGATTTGCTGCACAGATGCGAGCTTCCGAAGGTTATGAACCTCAACTTATAAATGGAAGAACACCTGCTTCTCAAACAAATACATTTAAAACACAGGCAGAAATTACTAAAGCTATGTCTGACCCTAGATATGGTAAGGATGAAGCTTATACATTATCTGTTTATGATCGAATGAAAGACTCTAAGGTACTAGGCTAATGGCTAACAAACCTACAAATCCAGCCCTGTATGCAAGGATAAAGGCTAAAGTAAAAGCAAGGGTCAAGAAATGGCCTAGTGCTTATGCAAGCGGTCAGCTTGTTAGGCAATACAAAGCAGCAGGAGGAGGTTACACTAAAGCATGAAAAAACTATCAGCCAAGCAAAAAAAGAATCTTGATAAAGATGGTGATGGCAAGCTTTCTAAAAAAGATTTTTTATTAGTCCGCCAACTTAAAAAGAAAAATGGCAAAGCTAACTCTTAGTCAAATGCGTACTCTGAAAAAACATTCAGAGCATCATTCAAAAAAACACATGGATGAAATGAAAAAGAATATGCGTAGTGGTATGTCTTTTAAAAAGGCACATACTATAGCTCAAAAGAAAGTAGGCAAATGAGTCTTGATAGATGGTTCAAAGAGAAATGGGTAGATGTCAAAACAGGTAAACCCTGTGGACGTAAGAAAGGAGAGAATCGTGGCTACCCTGCTTGCAGACCATCTAAAAGAATTAGTAGCAAGACACCTAAAACTGCTAGTGAATTAAGCAATAGAGAAAAGTTAAAGTTTAAACGATCAAAAACTAGCAGTAAACGAATAAGTTATAACCATAAAAGACGACAAAAAACAGCATAACTGTTATATTTTATTTAACTACTCTTATCTGTAGTTCATGTCTCCACGCAGAAAAACTTTATCTCTCAGAAAGAAGGACAAAAATCCTACAGGAGGTTTGTCTGAAAGTGGGAGAAGAAGAATAAATGCTGCTACAGGTTCAAAGTTGCAACGACCTGTCACTAAAAAAAGTGGACTGACACCTAGAGAAAAAGCAAGAAAGAAATCTTTTTGTGCAAGGATGTCGGGTGTCAAAGGAGCAATGAAAGACAGCAAAGGTAGGCCAACTAGAAAAGCACTTGCACTACGCAAGTGGAATTGCTAGTTCTGTTAAATACAAATCTAAATATCATAGTGCCTGATACGTCAGATACCGCTTTGAGAAAAGAGAAGTAAAGACAGAGACAGTACAAATTATTTACAACACTTACTAAACAGATGGCTAACGCAACTGTAAGTAGGCTCGGTCTTGTTAATAATTCGGGTACAAACTTTGACGAACTTTTTCTGAAAATTTTCTCAGGTGAAGTTCTGACATCTTTTGCCCAGAATAATATTTTCAACGAGCAACTACATTCTGTCAGGACAATTAGTTCTGGAAAAAGTGCCAGCTTCCCAGTTTTAGGAACTGCGACTGCTGCGTATCATACGATCGGCACTCCCCTCGTAGGAGCAAACCAGATTAAAGCTAATGAGAAGATCATCAACATAGATGATATGCTCATTGCTCAAGCAGTAATCGCAAGGCTGGACGAATTGAAGAACCATTATGATGTTCGTGCAACTTATTCTGCTGAATTAGGTAAGGCTCTAGCTAGGACATACGATCAAAACGTAGCGAAGGTAATAGCTAATGCGAGTCGTGCATCAACTACTCTTAGTGGTGGAGATGGCGGTTTTGTTCTTACCCTTGCTTCTGGTAATACAGCTTCAGCTAACGTAACTGGTGATGAACTTGTAGCAGCTATCTATGATATTGCTGAAGAGTTCGATAAGCGTGACATTCCAAGCACAGATAGATTCTGTGTGTTACCACCAGCAGAATTTTATAAGATTCCTGAATCTGCTACTAGAGTTATGAACACAGATTTTAACCCACAAGGTAATGGATCTGTTGCTGCTGGTACAGTTACACAAGTAGCTGGCATCCCTATCATGATGTCTAACAACGTACCACAAACTAACGTAGGCTCTAATCCTTCAGGTGCTAATAACACCTACTCAGGAGATGATAGCAAGACGCTAGGTTTGGTATTCCATAAATCAGCAGTCGGCACAGTCAAGTTGCAAGACATGACAACTGAGATCTCAGGTGCAGACTACGGAATTATGTATCAAAGCACATTGATGATCGCCAAGTACGCACTTGGTCATGGAATCCTTAGACCAGAGTGTGCAGCAACAATTAAATTGTCTGCTTCATAATCTACCTAAATGATTAAAATGGGGTATTCTATTATTAGATACCCCTTTTTTTATGCCTAATAAACCTACTAAAAAGAATAAGAAAAAGAAGTCTGGTAAACTAAAAAGTAAATTGATGTCTCTTAAGATGTCTAAATCAAGTTATTAAACAATGGCTGTAGCTGCAACCACAGAACTTGACTGTATTAATATTATGCTTGCTGCAATAGGCGAAGCACCTATTAATACTTTGACAGGTACTTTACCTGTAGATGCTAAGACTGCACAAAAAACTTTAACTGAAGTAGATAAAGAAATACAAAGTGAAGGCTGGTCTTTTAATCAGGAATTTAATGTAGTCTTTACTAGAGATGCTAATAATGAAATTACTATTGGTGCTGATGTCTTAAAAGTAGATGCTAATGTTTTCGATCATCCTACTATTGATGTCATACAAAGAGGTTCAAAACTTTACGACAGAAAAAATAATACTTTTGTCTTTGATGGTGATTTAACTTGTAATGTCACATACTTTAGAAACTTTGATGAAATACCAGAACCAGCTAGAAGATATATAAACATCAGAGCAGCTAGAATTTTTGTTGATAGATTAGTTGGTGATGATGGTCTTAGAACTTATACAGGACAAGATGAAGCTAGAGCAAGAGCTAATTTATTAGATAGTGATTATGACAATGCAGATCATAATGTTCTAACAGGTGATCCAAACCTTAATAATGCAATGAATACATTTACACCTGCTGATGTTCTTAATAGGTAAACATGGGAATTGTATCAAGAGCTATACCTACTTTATTGAGAGGTGTATCGCAAGCATCTGATTCTTCTAAGCAGTCAGATCATGCTGATATACAAGACAATGCTGATAGTAACCCTGTTGTAGGTTTAGTAAAAAGATCAGGCATACAACATATTACAAACCTATCTACCAGCACACTAGGTAATGTTCATATTCAAACTATTAATAGAGATGTTAATGAGCAGTATGTAGCAATTTTCAGTAATGGTAATGTAAAAGTTTATGAGTTGGATGGTACAGAAAAGACTGTAAATAAACCTGATGGCACGACATACTTAAATACATCAAATCCAAGAAATGAAATTAAGACTGTAACCATTGCTGACTTTACTTTTGTTGTAAATACAAGCGTTACAACTGCAATGGATACAACTTTGTCTGCTGGCAATATTACACAAGCAGTAATTTTTATAAAACAAGTTTCTAATGATACTGTCTATACTGTGACTGTAGATGGAGTTACCGTAACTGATGACACAACCAACGATTCTTCTTTAAGTACTGCCCAAGTCGCTACTGATCTAGCTAATGGCTTGAGTAGTGGACTTAGTGGTTTTAATATTGCTAGAAACGGTAGTGTAATTCATGTCAAGAAAGCAGATGGCAGTAATTTTTCTATAGATGGAAGTGATACTCAAGGTAATACACAACTACAAGTTGTAAAAAACTCAGTACAAAGATTTACAGACTTACCTACAGTTTCACCTAATGGCTATGTAGTAGAAGTAAAAGGAGATGAAAACACTAACTTTGATAATTACTATGTAAAATTTGTAACTAATAACGGAGGTACGTTTGAAGAAGGGCAATGGGAAGAGACTATAGAAGCAGGAATACCTTTTAAATTTAATTATTCAACTATGCCCCATGTCTTGATAAGACAGGCTGATGGTAACTTTAGATTTGCAAGAGTTGATGGTGATACATATACAGTTAGTGGTCAATCTTTTGAACTGCCAAAGTGGGGAGAACGTACAGCAGGTGATGAAGAGTCTGCACCTGACCCATCATTTATTAACAGTAAAATTAATAATGTATTTTTCTTTAGAAATAGGTTGGGTTTTTTAGCTGATGATAACGTCATATTATCTGAAGTTTCTGAATTTTTTAAATTTTTTCCAGATACAGTACTAACAATTACAGATTCACATCCTATAGATGTAGCTGCATCACATACAAAAGTTGCTATTTTAAAACATGCAGTAACTATGGGTGAAAAATTAGTACTGTTTTCTGAACAAACGCAATTTATATTAAGTAGTTCAGCAGACAACTTAACACCAACGACAGCCAACGTACTTGTAACAACAGAATTTGAATCTAGTGCTAAAGCTACTCCTGTTGGTGCAGGTAGTTCCATATATTTTTTAACAACTAAAGGTGCTTTTGCTGGTATAAGAGAATATATACAACAATCAGGAGAAAATATAAGGGATGCTGCTAATATAACAATTCATATCCCAAGGCTAATACCTAGTAATATTTTTAAATTAGCAGTTTCTAATAATCAAGATATATTAGTTTGCTTAGGTACTGATAATCCAAATAAATTATTTATTAATAGATGGTTATTTGGAGGTCAAGGTCAAAAAGTTTTAAATAGCTGGTTTACTTTTACAATAAATCCTAATAGAAGAATTAAAAATATTGATTTTATTGGTACTGATTTATTTATGGTGATAGAAGAAGATAGTGTAATTACCTTAGAAAAAATACCTTTTGAAACAGAATTTAAAGAACCTAATTCAGAATTTGAATTTCATTTAGATCATAAAGTAACAGAAGGAAGTACAGGAGTTTCTATATCTTTTAATGCAGGTACTAATAAAACTACATTTACACTTCCTTATAGATTAAGAGGAGAGATGAATGTAGTTGGCAGGTATTTAGCATCAGGAGAGTCTAGTACTTTTATTGACGCTAATGGCACTTTACAAACTTTAAAACCAGCAACAATTATTCAGACTACAAATCTAACTAATGGCAGTACAACAACAATAGAAGCAGATGGAGACTATAGAAATGCAAAAGTAATTATAGGAGAACCATACGAGATGCACTATAGATTTAGTAAACAAGAACTAACAGAAACACCACAACAAAATAGCGCACAGATATTAAGTTCAAGACTGCAACTGCATCATTTCTATATTAAATTTGAAAAGAGTGGTTTTTTCCAAGTAGAAGTTACACCAGAAAATAGAGATACCAGTACGCATAAATTTAGTGGTCGTTTTTTAGGTGCTGCTTCCTCTGCTATTGGAACAGTAAATTTAGAAACAGGCACGTTTAGAGTACCTATTATGAGTAGAGCAGATAAAGTTAATATTGATGTTAAAAATAAAACTTTTTTACCTACCCTTTTAGCAAGTGCAGAATATGAAGCTATGTTCAACATGAAGAGCAGGAGAATGTAAATGGGTCACATGAGAAAATGTACACTAAAAGACTTGAATCATGTAAGTAAAAACATGAGAGATATGGACAGATTAGAAGCTTTATATCAAACTAATATGGATGCTGATGCAGCTTTAAGAATTTCTTATTTAGCTAGTAAAACAATTATGGCAATCTGTGGTGATGACGATAATCCTATAGGCATCTGTGGTGTTACTCAGAATGGTTGTATTTATATGGTTGCAACAGAAGAATTGTTTGGTAATGATAAATATAAAATACAATTAATAAGACAAGGAAGAAAATGGGTTGATGAATTGCTGGAATCATATAAAATTTTATACAATGTAGTATATGCTGATAACAAGAAAGCTAT